AGTTCCATTCCCCACCACCGTGCCACTTGATGCACCATCCAGCCAGTCGAAATTCATACCGCCACTGTTTGGTCTCCTTAATGGAACGGTATGAGTATGTGCGCCAGCACTATTTGCAGTACCAGATACATTGTGGGTATGTGCACCTGTGTTATTCGTTGATTTAGTACCGTAATCAAACGAAGATGTGGTTTTCGTACCCAAATCCGTATTGGATGCGCTGGCGCTGTGGGTGTGCGATTTAATGCCATCCTGTTCCAGAGACAATACGTCCCGACCACTGGCGGGTTTGCCCTTGATTGTCCAGCCACGCATATCCGGGATCACGCCTGACGGATAAGCGGCTGCAAGTTTCGGGTATGCAGATTTGTCAAAAGTCTGTCCCTGCATCAGGGCGTAACCAGACGGCACAGTATCTGATGGCCACGGCAGCGGAACACCTGGCGGAAACGCTTCAATATTTGCCGAGCCGTCAAATTTTACGCCGTTAATTGTCCTTGCCGTTTTCAGCTTTGTTGCTGTAGCAGCATTGCCGGATAGTTCGCCTGAAAGACCACCGCTGAATGTCTGTTTCGCCGCCCATGTCTGAGCTTCGTCGATAATTGGCACACGTCTTGTCGTAATCGTGCGGCTTCCCGGATTTCCTGAAATGCGAACCATAAAAAAGCGGTAATTCGCTTTACTTACAGTGCTGCGCCATACATGCATTGAGCGCCCCGTACCAGAATCATCACTCGGACCAACTGCGATGTTTATCAGGTTGCCATCAATGACGCCCCAGTCCATACCGTCGGGAATATTGGTCATGTTATCAAGCCGAACGGTTATCAGACTGCCCGGCACAAAATCGTAGGTCTGCCAGTCCAGGCTGGTGAGTTTTGCCACTGCGCCACCGATACCCAGATTCAGGGGAAGTGAATAAGATGTGTAAACTTCCCGCCATTCGCTCCACGAGCTGCCGGTATAAACGCGCTCAAACGTGCGACCTTTAAGGGTTGCACCTGTTCCGGCGGTTGTATAACGTTGCCATACGTTAACGCCATCAAAGCGCCTCAGCACTTCCAGAATACCGAGTACAGTCACGCCGTTTCCGTCCAGTATTGGACCATTGGTCGCTTTACCTGTAACGCTGTAAATACCTGGTGAGGTTACATCATTCAAATCACCGTCGTAATAACGGCTTTCTGACTGGTAGCCCACTCTTGACCACGGCTCCCATTGTGGGTTCTCTGCATCCCACGAGGCCGAAAGACAGCGAACATAAACATTTCCACGGCGGGTCGTGTAACGCTGCGTTCGCGAGTAACCACCACCTTCAAGAACTTCAAGGAGTCCCTGACCATAACTTCCTTCTTCCGGATAGTTGCGGTCAAATGAAGCGATTGAGCCACTACTGTTTCGCCATAAACCAAGATGCTCTGCGCCTCCGAGCGTGTTCAGGTCAATGGTTGTGCTCAGGGGGCGTGTTGCAGACTGAACCTGACGCCAGTAACTCCACGGACCGTCTGAACCATTCCATGTGCCAGAAAGGTTGCGCATATAAACATTGCCTGTTCTGGTGGTGTAACGCTGCATTCCTGCAAAATTACCGCCATTGAATACCTCCAGTACACCGACTGCACCGTCTTCAGGGAAATTTTTAGCAGCCGTCGCGTTAGTGGATGTAGCTTTAGACCAGACGCCAAGATAAGCCTTAACGGGACCAAATGTATTCAAGTCAGCATCAAGCGGCATTTCGCCATTGTTTTTCATAAACGTCAGGCTGGTAACGCCAACATTGTCCAGAAAAGCGCCCTTATCTGGAATATCGTCACCGTTCTGGTCTTTCTGCATACGTTTTTCAGCATTGTCATAGGCTGCTTTTACTGCCTTTGGCGTTGCCGCCAGCTCTTCACTGGTGCTGTTTGTTGCGCTACTTAACTGAGTAAAACCTTTTTCTGTCAGCGTGGCGTCAGGATGGCGGCGGGATTGCTCATGCTCTGCGATTTTGTCATCGACGTAATCCTGCGTCGCCATCACTGTGCTGGCATCAATACTCAGCTCAACGGACGCTACGTTGCTGACAGTAATAACCATGCGGCAGGTCTGCGCGCGCCCGGAGCCTTCAGCGAGTTCAGGCTTATAGCTTTCCGCCATGTTAGCGACCGCAATCAGTGTTCCGGCATCGTCATACAGACCCAGCTCACGCATCCAGAAGCCGCCCACTTCTGGCGGTACAACCAGTTCAGCCACGATATAGTTTTTATTCTTGTTATCCACGCTGACTTTATTCAGAGCGTGACGCCAGACCTCATGCACCAGTTTCGTCTGACCGGCATCCGGCACCGGCAATTTGCCATTACCGTCACCCACGGCCATTGCAGACAGAGTTACTTTTTTCCCGCCGGGGACAGTGGCGGCTGCCAGCTTCGCGGCTCCGGCAGTAGTGATAGCGGTTTTAAATTTCGTGCTCATTGTTTCTCACTTATCCGGGATAAACAGTAATAACATCACCATCACAGACCACACCGCCTGTATACAGATAGCCGGGAATGTCCTGGATAATGTTCAGGCCGATAAGGTGGCGACTTGCGGGTTTGGCATCGGCAATCAGCCGTTCCATTTCCAGATACATTTCCTCGGTCACACCACTGTCCAGCGTGCCAACATCAACCTTGAATGTTCCGGGTTCGCCGTCGAACTCCCACCACTCAGACACGCGAATGAGGTATCCCAGCGGCTCAATGGCCCGGCGCAGTGCGCTGATGGTCCCTTTGTGTCGGTGTAACCGCGCTTCGCCTTCTGCGTCGCGGTGGTTTTTCGTGTTGCAGGCTTCCGCGTTGTCTTTTTACTTTTGCTGCTTTCGTCCTGCGCCTGCGGTGTGCTGGCGTCTTCTGGTTCGGCTGCGGAATCGGCTTTTTTCAGGGCGCGGGAAAGGGTTGCAATCTCGCGTTTCACACCTGCGTTCGGGTTCAGGTGCATCGCTTCGCGCAGCAGCTTCAGTGATGAGGCCATGCTGTCCGCATCGCTCAGGCCACGGCGGGCAAAGGCGCACGCCTTGCATAATTTGGCGCGCACTTCGTCCGGCATATCCTGGTTGGCGACAATTTCCCAAAGTGTGTCCAGTGGTTCGATAAAGGCGGACAAATCCGCGTCGGCATCCGTCCCGGCCTGCGTCAGTACCGGGTTGCAGATTTCTTCGGTCAGTACCGTGGCAGCAGTACGGCCAAAGTTATCCGGCATGATGAGGTTGTGACGGACCACATACGCACCAATACGCAATGCCAGCGGAAGATCGCCGCAGTCAATCGCCCACACCATCAGCGTGGCAATCACCTCATCTTGCTGCCCGCCGTCAGCCTCCAGCGTTCCTTCAATCCAGCCGGAAAAGTCCGGTAACAACTCTTTTTTGATGGCGGCTTTGGCGCTTCTGGCCTGTACGCCCTTAAGTCGGGCCTGTGCCAGACGCAGACGATACAGCACCTCTTCATGCGCGGTACGTGCGGCGTGATCCACGCCTTCATTCGCCCGGCCTGCGCGCTGCGCCATCACGTTCTGCCAGTGTTGCTGTGCAGGGGTAATCATTCTTTCTCTCCGTTACAGGCGGGCATGATGCCCGCCGTGAGTTGATTAGCTGTCGGCGAACTTCAGGCCTGTGACCATCGCGCACTTGCCATAGTCTTCAACGACATAAGCGTCATTGATGGACTGGTAGGTGGCGATGCGGTTGTATTCCGGCTCGTCTTTCATCAGGCGACGCATTGAGCCTCTCTGCCAGTAAATTGACAGGTTGTTGAATGAGGTGATCAGCATCGTTGCATCCGGGAAGAACGGCGCAAGGAATACATCCAGCCCACCAATGGTGCGCGATGACAGGATGAGCTGTCCGGCGAGTAATTCCGCATTGGGATTCTGGCCGCTGATGCTGTTCAGCACGGGCAGACGCAGCGAGTTAAACAGGTTGCGCCCCATAATCACCACGAGGTCGTCTGCTTCCTTGTGCCATTCATCCAGCAGGGATGAGCGCGCGTCCTGTATCCGGTTTGCGTACAATTTCAAATCCCTGCGGTGCAATGATGCTGCCGTCAACGTACAGGCTGCCGCCCCTTAACAGGTGCTGCATCTGCTGTTCACCGATATGCAGGCCGAGAGATTCGGCAGATTCCCGCCATTCTTTAGCGAGTAATTCGTGGTTATCAGGCAAAGGCCGCTGCTGTTTGCGGCTCTGTGTCCAGCTCTGCATTTCATCACTGCTGTTTTTTGCCTGTTTGTCACGCAGCGAACGCATCAGCGCCCGGCGTTCGTGCCGTTTCAGTGAGCGCATCCAGTCATCCACATCAACGCCGTCAGGAAGCTGCGGCCACAGTGCTGGCCGTTCTTCCGGCTGTTCTGTCCCGTTGTTGTCCGTTTCCTGTACACGGGGACAGTTATTGCCACGGGTCCAAGGGGCGGCAGGGCCGCCCTGAAGGTCAAAACCATTTTCGTGGGCGTTGTCTTCCGGTTCTGGTTTACGTCTTACCAGCTTCCAGTTATCCGGATGCGTGCACACACGGGAGGATTCCCCGATGAGTGGTGACCAGATCCCGTAAATCTGTACGCTCTGTTCGCCGTAATCGTTCAGCTCATCTGCGAGGTCGTAGGCGGTGCGAATCAGGTAGTCCTTGCGTGGAACAAGCACGCCACCCTGTTTTTCAATGTAGGTGGCAAAACACCCGGCATCGGCGGCAGCGAGTACCGCATCCATTGCATCATCTTTCAGCCGTTGCGGGCCTTCCGGATTGCGTGCCATCTGGCTGGCAAGGCGGCGCAGTTCACGCCACACCTGACGGGAGGGGATGCCAAAGAACTGGAACTGACGGACCCGG